AACATAATAAGGCTCTTAATAGATAATGGAGAGTCGTTCGTTTTATTGAAAGATGATGAAGTTGTTGGTTGCGTAGCTGGTTCGGTTACGGATTGCTTGTTTAACCCACAGATAAAAGAGTTTGTAGAGATTGTATGGTATGTGGAAGAAAGCCACAGGAGAGCAGGTCTAAGGCTCTTTAATAGGTTAGAGCAAGCTTGTAAAGATAAGGGCGTTAAAGCTATGCGTATGGCTTATATGGTAAACTCTAAAGCTGACAAGTTAGCTGTTTTTTACGAGAAGAAAGGATATAGACCAATGGAATTACATTTATTCAAGAAAATGGAGGAATGATATGGCAGCAATGACAACAGCGTTAATGATTAGTGCTATGGCGGTTACAGCGGCTGCAGCAGGTTACTCGGCGCACCAATCTAGTATGGCAGCTAAGTCAGCTAAAGGACAAAGAGAGCAGACTCAGAGAGAGGCACAAGAGGCAAAAGACAAACTAGCAGCAGACAAGAAGGCTGCTACAGAGTTGGCAGCAGCACAGATAGAAGACAGGAAGCGAGCCTTAGCACGTAACAAGGCTAACACTAGCGGAACCCTTGGAGTAGAAGAAGGTGGACAGCAAGTTAGAAAAGTATTAGGACAATAATCCTTGGAGGATAGATATGGCAAAGAAAGCGAAAGAGAAAAGACGTGTTCCCAAGATGGATAACATAGAAGATGTACTCAAGCGTTTAGACCAGTCTAAGTCTAAGCGTAGCAACTTTGAAAGCACGTACGAAAGTTGTCGAGAACTGTTCGCTCCTTACATGGAGAAGGTAAACGGTAAAGAGACAGACGGTGACGAGTTCGATTTCAGTAAGATATGGACGACAGAACAGATGGAAGCAGTAAGAGTCTTTCAGGCGGGGCTTCAGAGCTATTTAACGCCACGTGGAGCAGCTTGGACTGAGTTACGTATGACTAACAAGGACTTGCAAGATAACCAAGCTGTAAAGCAGTATTTGGAGAAGGTGCAGGAAGAACTGTTATATACACTAAACAACTCTAATTTTCATACAGCTATTGCAGAAGGGTATCTTCAGAGTATCGTGTTTGGTACTACTACAATGATGATAGACTCGGACGATCACGACAGGGTTAGATACACAACTTTACCTATTCAGAACGTTACATTGATTGAGAACGCAAACGGACAAGTTAGCGAGTTCGGTATTGAGCAAGAAATGAACGCTATTCAAGCAGCGGCTAAGTTTGGAGAAGAGAATTTAGACCCTGAGATTAGAGGGATGTTGAAAACAGAAGAAGGCTACACTAAGATGTGGTGCTTTGTTTATCATATCCTAAATCGTGAATACAGAGACAAGACGAAGCGTGATAAGCTGAATATGCCTATTGCTACACAATGGATAGATAAGACGCATAAGAGTCGTGTAGTCGAGGGTGGATTCATGGAATATCCTTGTGCTACACATAGGTTTTACAAGCGTGCAACTAGTCCATATGGTTATTCAGGATGTACTATAGCATTAGCAGACGCTAGAGTTCTTAATAAGATGGCTAAAACTAACATGATTGGCGGTATGAAGTACGCTGACCCAGCAATGGCTGTCCCGAGTAAGGGATTCTTGACTAAGATAAACGGAAATCCAGGGGCAGTTAACGTGTATCAAAGAGACGTAAATAAAGATAGCGTCTTTGAATTACCTGGTGGTCGTGGAGTTCCTTTCACTATTGAAATGGAACAGCGTTATGCTGACCGTATTAGGCGTTTACTTTACAATGATACATTCAGAGCATTAAGCAACGTAACGAAAGAAATGACAGTACCTGAAGTTAGACAGCGTATACAAGAGAGCTTGACGCAATTAGGTTCTGCTATAGGTCGTTTTGAGTCTGAATATTTAGACGGTATCATTATTAGGACTATCGGTATCTTGCAACGAGGCGGCTTCTTACCGGCACCACCACAAGAGTTGATGATAGACCCAACTTATGAAATAGAGTATACTAGTTACCTAGCGCAGATGCGTAAAGAGGGCAACATCAACCAAGTATTTAACGGTTTGAACGTACTGCAACAATTAGCAGCGTTTGACCCATCAGTTGTTGACAACCTAGATGCTGACGAAGCGTGGAAAGTTGCTGCTGATATCGTTGGTTTACCTGAGAGTATAACTAGAACAGAGCCACAGAAACAAGAAATAAGAGAAGCACGTGCTGCACAAGCCGCTGAAGAAAGTAAGATGGAAGCAGTCGGACAAATAGCAGACGCAGCAGGGAAGGTTAAGTAATGAACATAACTAGAGAGCAACTATTAGAGACTCAGAGAGAGCTGAAGAAACTTAGTGAAACAGCCGTTGAGTTCCTTGAAGATGTAGGTTATGTCAACAAGGGTACTTACGAAGGCAACACTGAGCAAATGCTGCTCAATGAGGGTAAGCGAGAAATCGTTTTAACAATAAACACTTTCAGGGCTTTAACACCTGAGGAATTATTATCAAGGTTCACTGAGGAGGAGCAATTATGAGTGAGGGTATCACAGAGCAAGAAGGCGTAACGCCAACAGAAACACCGACATCAGATGAGTTAAAAGCAGCACCGTTAGAAAGCAGCGGAGTTCCTGAGAATATTCTAGGTTTAGGTTTGATTCAGGACGAAAGCTTGAAAGAGTCTCCAGCGCTAGCCAAGTTTAAGGACGTTGACGGTCTTGCTAAGGGATATGTTGAGCTAGAGAAGTTCAAAGGTGGTGCAATCAAACTGCCGACAGAAGAAGACGACACAGAAGGGTGGAACAAGGTATACTCTAAATTGGGCGTACCTGAAGACATAGAAGGCTACGAGATTGAAGAGCGAGAGTTTAACGGTCTAAAGTTTGGTCGTGAAGAGTATGCTGATTACCTAACGTTTGCAAAAGAGAACAACTTATCAGTTAAGCAAGTAAAAGCTCTAGCTGATTACGACTTTAAGCGTCAAACAGAAGCTTACGAAAGAATAAAAGCAGACAATGCTAAAGTGCAAGAAGAAGCTCTTAATGGACTTAAAATGGAGTTTGGCGATAAGTACGAGTCAACGGAAAATACAATAAAAGGTTTAGTTAGACAGTTTACAAATGAAGACGAAAGTGTTAATATGATAGAGAAGGTCACAAAAGACCCAGCTCTTTTTAAACTAATGGCAGGACTAAGTACAAATTTCTCAGAAGATAATCTTGATGATATGCGCTTTAATTCAGGCGGTATGTCAACAGACCAAGCGAGAGATATGTACAATTCAATGTTGAACGATAAGAGTAGTCCATTGCATGACCCTTCGCATCCTGAGTACAAGAAAGCGCAAGACAAGCATATGGACTTATTCAAACGTATCAACAATATTAAATAGTGGATAATCGTTAGACCCACAAAGAAATTACGATTATGCTACAAGTTTACCTCCGTTTGGAGATAATGAACTTTAGGCACAGAACAGGTGTAAAAAGATTTATTTAATTCAATCGGAGGTATTTTTATGTCAGAAGCAACACCACCAAGCGTTTATGCAGTAAAATTCGGTGCAGACGTATTTCAACAAGCGAAAAATTCGGGATCAGTTCTTTTACCACACGTCTACAATAAAGGCATGGTAACAGGAAAAGCATTTACTCAACCACGTATCGGTACATGGTCTATGAAAGACAAAGGCGCAAGAGGTGCTAAGAATGAACAGAACGACCCAGTATTATCTAACAGATACATTTCTCTATCTACTAAAGAAGATAGCAGAGTATGGACTCAAGATGATGAATGGAAAATGATTGCAGCTATTGGCTCACCAGCTATGATGGCAGCAGCTTCTTCAGTAGGTCAAACTATTGATGAAGTTATTGCAGCAGCTCTAGGCGGAGTAGCTAAAGCTGGAGAAGGTGGAGGTACAGATGTAGCTCTTCCAACTTCTCAAAAGATTCTTAATGGTTCATCTAACCTAACAGTTTCTAAAATTATCAATGCAGCTAAAATCCTTGATACAAACAGAGTAGCTAAGAGTGATCGTGTTCTTGCTATTTCTCCATCAGGACTTCACGCATTACTTACAGACCAAAAAGCTACATCTTCTGATTACATGAACGTTAAAGCGCTTATGGCTGGAGATATTAACACTTTCTATGGTTTCACAGTAGTAATGACTCAAGATTTGCCAGTTGCAAGTAACGTACGTTCTTGCTTCGCGTTCCATAAGAACTCTCTTTGTCTTGGTTTTAATAAAGAACCTGTTTTCAAGTTCGACGAGTTAATTGACCAATCTTATGACAAGCAGATTTTCTACACAATGGGCTTAGGCGCAGGTCGTCTTGAAGAAGAGTCAGTAGTACAAATCGACATTTTAGAAACAGCATAATCATAGGGGGGCTTAGTTCCCCCCTTCTTAATAAGGAGATTAATTATGGCAGCAGTAAAAGGTGTACAAAAAACATTATTTGATGCAGGTATAGCACTAGAAAAAGGTTTACTAAGAGCAGAGGTTCTTTCTCTTTCTGATAGCTACACTTGTACAGCACTAGAAGACGCTTCAACAATCGGTATTGGTGGAGACTTACCTGAAGGTGCTAAACTTTTAGGTATCGCAGTAAAATTCCCAGCTTTCGCTACAGGTAGAACGCTTGATGTTGGTAACGAATACGACGATGATGCTTTCGCAGCAGCATTAGACGTATCGGCAGCAGGATATGCTTTTATCCCTTGTGGAAACTATGTAGTTGGAACTAATGCAGGAGACGAGGCTTTACAGCTTACAACTTCAGGCATTTTTAACAGCGAAACAGCTATTCAAGTATCAGCTCTATATACCCTATAGATTGCTCTCAGGGGGGTTAATTCCCCCCACCCCTTAAAACAGGAGTCAGAATTGATAGACGCATTTAAAGATACTAATAAAACAGCAGTTATACTTGGTGGAGCTGAGTGTGTCTATCGAGATTACGACCTTGTAAAGGATACAAGCCTAGTACACTTCGGTGTCAATGATATAAGTTTTCAGTTCTCAAAAGCCCCAGTAGACCACGTTGTATCACTTCACAGCGACATGGTAGGGTCTCTAAAACGTCTTAATCAAATTAGATACACTCATACTTGCACTTCGCATGGTTATAAGTCAGATGATGGAGTTGATGTATCTTGGTACAATCATATAAACAACATTGGTGGCACGTCTTCGCTATTTGCAGTAGAGATTGCTATAAAGTTAGGCTTCAGGCGCATATTAGTTTGCGGTGTTCCTTTAGATGGCACGCCACATTATTATGAAGACCTTAGAAATATAGAGAGCGAGCTATACAAGTTCGGTAGACTGAGTGAAGCTGCTATTTGGAAGCAGACCATAGATAATTACAGAGAGTCAATAGACCTTGATATAAAAGTAGCAAGTGGAAAACTAAAAGATATATTTGGAGGATTTTAATGGCAAATAAAATAGAGATAATCAACAAAGCTCTAAAGCTGATCGGCATGAAGAGGATAACTTCACTAGATGATAATAGCCCGCAAGCACAGGCAGCTAATGCTACATACAATATTACACTGGAGAGTGTTTTATCTTCCGGTGTGTTTAGTTTTTCTCTCGAGAGAGTAGTATTCGCTGCATTAAGCGAGACACCAGCTTTTATAGAAGATGAAATGGATTTGGTTTATCAAAAACCTACAGGTTGCTTGAGATTGGTTGACTTTAGCCCTAAGAACGCTAAGGCTAAATTAGAAGGCGACAAGATTTATTCAGACACTGCAAGCCTAGCAGGTCGTATTGTCGTACGTGTAGAAGACACTAGCTTTTACTTTCCAGCGTTCGTAGAGGCGTTTTCAATGAAGCTAGCAGCAGATATGAGTTACAGCTTGACCAATGGAACGACTCAAGGCGAGAAACTTTTAACAGCATACGAGAATATTTACTTGCCTAGAGCTAAGTCAGCAGATTCTACGCAAGGTGATGCTCCTGAAATTGACGTAAGCACAATAGAATACGCAAAATACGGTGTTGAATAATGAGAGTAGCACAGATAACTACAGCCTTCAGTAATGGAGAAATAAGCCCGCAAGCTTATATGCGTGTAGATATACAGCAACGTGCAAGATGTGCTGCTACTTTAACTAACTTTCTAGTGCGTCCCTATGGTAACATTCAGAACGTTTCAGGCACAAGATATACAGAGCAAGTTAAAACACCTACGGAAGACAGTAGGCTTATACCATTTATATACTCAACGACTCAGGCTTATGCTCTAGAGTTTGGCGACCAGTATATAAGATTCTTTACAGATTACGGTATGGTCTACGATGGGTCTACTATTTATGAATTATCAACAGATTATACAGAGGACGAAATATATGATATTAAGTATGCACAGCGAGGCGATTTGCTTTACATGGTTCACCCTAACCACCCACCAGCTATACTAACAAGAAGTGCAGCTACAAGTTGGAGTATTGACGATATTGAATTTGTTAAATCACCGTTTGCAGACCAGAACTCCACTAGCACAACGCTAACGTGTAGCGCAGCAACTGGAAGTATAACAGTAACGGCTTCTTCAGCAGTTTTTGAGGCTGGACACGTTGGAACTACTTGGCAAATAATAGACGGTACAACTACAGGAACGTTTAAAATAACAGCCTTCACTAGTAGCACTCAGGTAACTGCTACAGTTGTTGATACAGTGCCAACAGCTGCAACGGATCAATGGTCTGAAGCTGCATGGTCTTCAGTACGTGGTTATCCTGAAACAATTAACTTTCATCAGAATAGAATGTTACTATGCTGTACTGAAAAAGACCCTCAAAGAGGTTGGGCTTCAGATATAGGCGTTTACGATAGCTTTGACATTGAAAGTACAGAAGATGATACAGGTTTTGACTTTGACTTACCTAGTAATGAATATAATAAGATATTATGGACGTTAAGTGGTGAAAACTTCACTATTGGAACGTCAGGCAGTGAGTTTATCCTAACAGGTGGAACGAATAACTCAACTTTGACACCAGCAAACAGAAGTGTAAAGAAGCAGACAGCCTACGGTTCAGAAAACGGTGTAGCTTTGTCTTTTGGTTCTTATCAATACTTTATACAACGAACAGGGCGTAAGTTAATGGAGTTTGCTTACAAATGGGAAGAAAACCAATACTCTTCAGGTGATATGACAATATTATCAGACCATATCACAGAGTCAGGCATAAAAGAGTTCGCTTTACGTAAAAACCAAGATGCAATCATGTTTTGTGTGCTAAATAATGGTAAGATAGCAGCCTTTACAAGAGAAACAACTCAGAACGTTGTAGCTTGGTCTAGGCTTGAGACTGATGGCTTATTTAAAAGCGTTTGTTGCCTACCTAGAGCGACAGGGAATGATGATGTAGTAGTTATAGTTGAAAGAACCATAAACGGCTCTACAACTAAGTATATTGAGTATTTTGAGCAGTACATAGACGAAGACCAAACAATGGCTTGCTTTTTGGACTGTTCTTTGAGTTATGACGGATATGCTCTAACAGAAGGTATCACTTTAACATCAACAGATACTACAGGTGATGTTACGCTTACAAGTTCGGCTTCATATTTTACTAGCTCGCAAGTTGGTAGAAACTTAAAGATAGTTGACTCTACCCATAATGTAATTGGTAAAGCCAAGATAACAGGATATGTAAGCGCTACAGAGGTTACAGCGACAATCATAAGAGAGTTTGCAGATACATCTATTGACGGTGGAACGTGGGCGGTTGGTGTCGTTACTATTTCAGGCTTAGACCATCTGGAAGGCGAAGACGTTTCTTGCTTGCTAGATGGTTCGTATAACGAGACAACTTACACTGTCACTAGTGGTAGTATCACTTTACCTAGAGATTACTGTTATGTTACAATAGGACTATTAAAAGAATCAACCCTGAAGACAATGCCTTTATATGAGGGCAGTCAGGCAGGTACAGCAGTCGGCAAATACTCTCGTTCGCCCTATATTGCTATAAATATGTATAAAACATTAGGCATCACAGCAGGCGACGATGAAAACCAATACGAGGTAATAGAGCGTAATGCAACAACGCCAATGGGCGAAGCAGAGCCTTTAGTTACAGATATAGAGCGACTCCCTACAGGTAACGAGTGGGAGAAGCAAAGCCAAGTAACAATAAAACAACCTAAGCCTTACCCATGCAATATACTAGGCTTGGTTCAGTTTACCGACACAGAGGAGTTATAATATGGACGTATCATCAGTATCGGATGGAGCGAGCCTTGTCTCAAGCATAGGGTCAGCAATAAACACTGTTTACGCAGCAAGATACGCAAGCGAGATTAGTAAGTACAACCAATCTATCTATAACATTAAAGCAAGCGTTATAGAAGCTAACAATAAGTATCAGAAACAGAAGTTTGCAGATATGCGTAGAACTTACATGGCTAAAGGTATAACAACTTTATCGGCTCAAGGTGTCGGTATGGGTAGAACTTCACTAGCGCTTCTTAATAAGTCAATGGTAAACTTATATGTTGATGAAGCTATAAGCGATTACAATGCACGTATGAATGCTATAAGTGTTAAATCAGGTGGTGCAATGGCAGGCATAGAAGGGCAAGCGCAAACAGCAGCTGCTTATTCAAGCGCAGCTAGTACGTTTGCAAAAGGCGCAGCAGATTATGGCACATAACTAATGAATAGAAAACAAGGTGGTAAGTAATGCCTCAATTTGACATATATCAAAAACAAGTAACTCCAAGCGACGCAGGTATTCAAGCACAGGCTAGTACAGCAGGCGCTCAAGCTTTGCAACAATCAGGTGAAAAAGCAGCTCAGACAGTAGATTATATAGCTCAAGCATGGGAAGAAGCAGACTATATATCTCAAACAACTACGGCTAAAAACAACTTCACAGAGCAGATGCTTAATTATGAAGCAGATGTTGCCAGTTTAGAAATACCTATTGGCGAAGACGGAGACTTTTACAAGGCTTTTGACGCTAAAAAGAAAGAATATGCCGATAGATTAGACGCTATTAAGGCTAATACTAGCACGATAACAAACGGTAGAGCTAGAAGAGACTTTGAAAGCGCAGTTAGTCTTGATTATGCAAAGGCTAAAGTTAAGCTAGATGCCGCGTTTAGAAACAAGCAGATTGAGCATCAGAAGGTTGAACTAGTGCGTAATGGTGATTTATTGCGTAGGTCTTACATAATTCACGGTAACGATGAACTTAAATCAGAGTATCAAGGGCAATTGAACCGTAACTATGAAGCTGGGTTTATTGACGAAGAAGAAAAGATGAAGTTTGAGCTTAGTATGTCTAACTGGGATAGTCAACGTATACTTCAGGTTGCACAAGTAGACGCTGAAGAGGCTTTCAAGTTGGTTGACGAGAAGAAAGACCTAGACCCTAAAGAGAGAGCGTCTCTATTAGGCGATATAAAGGGCATACAAGCCAGTAATAAGATAGAAGCAGACGTAAGGCTAGAGGAACGCTATTCAGCTAACAGAGAGCAACTGACACAGCAAATGGTATCAGATGAGCTTAATTATACTGAAAAGAAAGACTTGCTAGACAATGCTTATATGTATGATGATATTGACAAGGAAAGCTATACAAGATTATCTGCTGCTTTAACTAGTCGTAACTCAGTTGACGCTAGGACTAACATTCAGACTAAAGCTAATCTGTTGGTTAGCATTAAACAACTATCAAGCGAGTTTCCTACTACTTATATCAAAGAGGACAAGCAAAACGCTCGTGAATACTATAGACGCAAGAAGGAAATAGAGAATACTATTATTGAAAAGTACACTAAAGGTGAGTTAAGCACTAATGACTATAAAGAAATGATTGAAGAGGTTTCTCAAAAAAACAGTATGCCTGAGAAAGAAGGCGCTTTTGCTATGACAATGAAAGAAGAGGTCAATTATTCGTCTGCTTTCGCTGACATAACAAAACAGATAGGCGATTATAAAGCTCAAGCTGAAGCAATCAATGAATACTATGTTGTTGCTAAACGTATGGCTCTAGCGTCAGACCCTAAGAATAAAGATTATAAACAACTAAAGAACGAAGTTATCAAGAAATATAAAGCCCTGCAACTACAAGCAGCAGATGATGTTGAAGATGCAGATAAAGAAGAGATAGTGAACGAGCTAAAACTTAGGGGTTACGCAGGAACAGATGAACAAGTTGCTTATGTAATATCAAAGAGGGCTAAATGAAATACGCAGACTTAATAAGTTCTACATCTATGCAAGAGAGGCTTACACAGCTAGAGCCTAAAAAAGAAGACAAAGATATTTACGCAGATATGCCTGATCAGACACCAAGACAGGCAACACGTTATTCTATATACGACTTACTATCAGATGAAGAGTACCCTGAAATGAGCTATGGCGAAAAAGCTATATCTTGGGCGAAACGTGAAGCTCAGTTTATACCTGAGGTCGCTAAATCTACTGCACGTGGTTTTTTAGGTGTAAGTGAAGCTCTAGGTAAAACTATCTACATGATGTCAGACGCTTTGAAGCCTACAGCGGAAGCCTTGACAGACTTAGGTAACATAGGGCAAGTTAAGCGTAACGAGCTAGGATTGAACATACTTAACGGTGTTAGACAAATAGGTTTAGACACTCAAGAGTATTGGGAAAACATACGCTCTAAAATACCTCAAAATCAAATAGTCTTTAGAGACGACTTTATGAAGAACCCTTCTTTTACTAGAGCATTTAGTTTAGCAGCAGAAAGTATGCCACTAACAGGCGCAGCTTTAGTAGCAGGTGTTGCAACAAAGAATCCAGCAGTGGCTTATGCTATTATGGGAACGGCTACAGCTAGTGACGTTTACCAAGAAGCACAGGAAGCAGGTTTAAGCAGAGAGAAAGCTTTTGCCGTTGGTGCAATAGCAGGTACAGGTGAAGCTCTTATCGAGCGTTACTTAGGTGTATTCAACAAGCTATTTGCTAAGACTGGCGTTACTGAAATGACTAAGCCGATGGCTGCAAAGTTGGCTAAAGAAAGTGCTAAGTTGGTAGGCAAGTCACCAATAAAGCGTATGGCTGCTAAGTTCTCAATGGATGCAGTACAAGAGGGGTCACAAGAAGGATTGCAACAAGTATACACTAACTGGGTTAGAAAGCTCGGCATAGATGAAACAATAAACATCACTGAAGGATTAATAGAATCTGTTATAGCAGGTGGTCTTTCAGGTGGTCTTATAGGTGGCGTAACTAAAGA